GATTGAAACATCATGCCCTGTATCGGACGATAATCAGGAGTTCTAGTGAAGAAGATTGTTTTTGATATAGAAGCTAACGGACTAAAGCCTACAAAGGTTTGGGTAATCGTTGCTTGTGACCTATCGAACCAAGAGACAGTTACGTTCTCAGGTGATACGTTGCAGGACTTCAATGCTTATATCAAAGATGCTGAGGTCATTGGTCATAACATCATTGGCTATGACATACCAGTTCTTGAACGCTTGTTAGGTACAGACTTTAGTAGTTGTAAGATTACAGATACATTAGTATTGTCACGACTCACTAACCCATCACGGGAAGGTGGTCATTCATTGGACAGTTGGGGGCAGAGTTTAGGTTTCCCGAAAGGAGAACATAATGATTGGGATACATTTTCTCAGGATATGGTGGACTACTGTAAGCAAGATGTTCTTGTTAATGTCAAAGTGCACAACGCGTTACGAAGTGTACTGGCAGGTTTCGGAAGCGAAAGCATTAGCCTTGAGCATCAAGTACAAAGCATTATCACAAAGCAGACAGACAACGGTTGGTTACTAGACCAAGAACATGCTTTCATATTGCTTGCTAAACTTAAGGAAAAGAAGTACGACCTTGAAGATAAGGTACATGAAACATTTAAACCATTACCTACATTCATCAAGGAGATAACACCTAAGTACAAGAAGGACGGCACGATGTCCGTAGTTGGTCTTAAGTTTCTAGGAGACCAGTGGGAGAACTATACAGCACCTTTCAGCCGTATTGATTACCCTGCGTTTAACTTAGGTTCGCGTCAGCAGATAGGCAGATACTTGCAGTTCTTTGGTTGGAAGCCAGAGAAGTTTACAGAGAAGGGACACATTATTGTAGACGAAGCCATACTGTCTAAGGTCACTGGTATACCCGAAGCTAATATGATTGCTGAGTACCTAATGGTTCAGAAGCGTATTGCACAGGTACAGAGTTGGCTAGATGCTGTCAAAGATGATGGACGAGTGCATGGATATGTAAACGCTAACGGAGCAGTGACTGGTCGCATGACGCATTCTAGTCCCAATGTAGCACAAGTGCCAAGCTCAAGCGCACCCTATGGCAAGGACTGTAGAGCCTGTTGGACAGTACCCAAAGGCTACAAGGTTGTCGGTATGGATGCATCAGGGCTTGAGTTACGTATGCTTGCACATTATATGAACGATGAGGGATATACAAATGAAATACTCACTGGAGACATTCATACAGCAAACCAACTTGCTAGTGGTGTTGACACACGAAGTCAAGCAAAGACTTTCATCTATGCGTTCCTCTATGGAGCAGGGGATGCAAAAATCGGAAGTATCGTTGGAGGAACTGCTAGAGATGGTAAGCGACTTAAGGAGAAGTTCCTATCAAACACGCCATCTCTTAAAGACCTACGAGAAAGAGTTAGTGTGGCATCTGGAAGAGGTTATGTTCACGGACTGGATAGGAGACGAGTCGCAGTACGCTCAGAACACTCAGCACTAAACACGTTACTACAATCGGCAGGTGCTATCGTTATGAAGAAGGCGTTATGTTTGCTAGACGAATACGCTAGTACTTGGAAAATTGACTACAAATTTATAGGTAATATACATGATGAAATTCAAACAGAAGTTAGAGAAGATGAGGCAGAAGTTTTCGGAAGGCTTGCAGTGTCTTGCATCGAAGCCGCGGGTATTTATTACAAACTTAATTGCCCTCTTGCAGGGGAGTACCAAGTCGGAGACAACTGGTCGGAAACTCACTAAGGACTGTAACCACTGTGGAGTTGAGCTAGAGAAGGGTGTCAACTGGGCGGTCAGTAGTTCTAAAAAAGGTGATTATATCTGTAAGAAATGTAACTCTAAGAAGACGATTAGGAACATTAAAAAACGTCAGAGGAATGCACAATGAAACCTTGCAAAGCAGATAGAAAGAAGTTCGACCTCGACTTACAGTACGGAGAAGTCAGAGAGGATAAGGTAGCTGAGATGCTACAGGACAAGAAGATTGAGGTTAAATCAGAGAAGGACTTATGGCAGAAGACAGGTAACATCTGCATTGAGTACCAGTCTTGGGGTAAGCCGTCAGGCATTGAGGCTACCGAGTCAGACTACTGGTTTCATAACCTCTGCATTGGTGATGATGAATACTGTACACTAGTGTTCAAGACACCTGTACTGAAGAAGATTGTTAATAAGTTAGATACATTTAAGAGTGTATCAGGGGGAGACCATAACGCAAGCCGTATGCACTTGGTCAATCTTAAAAAGTTATTCTCAAGCGATGTCATTAAGGCATTCAAGGATATAGAAGATGAGTAAAACAATACACACATTAGTAGATGATATATACCGATTGATGGAGACAAAAGAGGCAGAGGAATCCGTAGACGTAGAGGCTGAGATTGAACTGTTCGGTGAGAACATGAAGACTCTAATGCGTACCGAGTTCGGACGTAAGCGTGCAACGGATAGAAGAACATTGCGCCTGTCAAACATTGGTCGTGACGATAGGGTCTTATGGAATGTTGTTAATGGTACTGAGAAGGAAGAGATTAAACCTGCTACCTACATTAAGTTTATGTATGGTCACTTGATTGAAGAGATGCTGTTGTTTATGACACGTATGGCAGGACACGAAGTATCAGACGAGCAACGTGTATGTGAAGTAGAGGGTATCAAGGGACACATGGACTGTAAGATTGACGGGCTTGTTGTGGACGTTAAGTCAGCCAGTGCCTTTGGGTTCAAGAAGTTTAAGGATGGTACACTTGCTATGGACGATGCCTTTGGTTATGTTGACCAGATTAAAGCATACGCCCATGCCTGTGGTGAGACTGAGTTCGGTTGGTTAGCTATGGACAAAGCCAATGGACATCTCGCGGTACTTAAGTACGACCTAGAGGATACCCAAGCCCCTATACACGAACACATCAAGGGAGACATTAGGGAGCGTATTAAGCACGTTAAGGAGATGGTTAAGGGAGATGAGCCTACTGAGTTATGTACCGAGACAGTACCAGATGGTAAGTCAGGTAACAAGAAGCTAGGCATCAAGTGTTCCTACTGTCAGTACAAGAAGCATTGCTATCCAGAACTAAGAGCCTTTGCCTATTCGTATGGTCCGAAGTTCCTAAGTGAGGTAGTTAACGAGCCTAGAGTACAGGAGATTAACCTTGAGCAAATATAAGCCTAGAAAGACTAGCGGTAAGTTTAGGTCAGCACTGGAAAAGGAGTTCTCAAAGGAGGTTAAACGTAAGGGGTTTGACTACGAGCCATACGGAATGCCCTACACAGTGTTCAGAACTTATATGCCAGACTTTGTACATGAATCAAGTAAGACAGTAGTGGAAGTAAAAGGTTTCTTTCGTGTAGGTGACACCTTGAAATATAAGTCAATTCGTGATACAATATCAGTAGATGGTTACGAATTAGTATTCCTACTATCGAATGAACATAAGAAGGTACGGAAGGGCGGTAAGATTACAATGGGTCAGTGGTGTGAGAAGGAAGGTATGAAACACTACACCCTAAGTACCGCACAAGAACTTGTCAAATACGTTGAAGGGAAAGAATAATGTCACATACATTGGAGGAACTCAAGGAAGCAGTAGCAAGGGACTACGATGCGGTACTGGTTGTCGAAGCATTAGACATCTCAGTTGAGGACTTGCTAGAGGCTTTCGAGGATAGATTAATTAGGAACAGAGACTTATTTACGGAGGATGATTATGAGCATTGATGACGCAAGCCCTGCTGACTGGGATGCACTGCGAGAGAAGCACCCTGCGTTGATTAAGAAGTATGAAGACTTCGTGACCAAGAATGAAGATGTGGTCAACAGTCCTCAGCACTATAACTACGGCAAGATAGAATGTATTGAAGCCATCGAAGAGTCTATGACACCAGACGCATTCAAGGGTTATCTCAAGGGCAATACTATGAAGTACCTGTGGCGTTATGAACGCAAGGGCAAAGCAGTAGAGGACTTAGAGAAGGCTCAGTGGTACTTGAATAGACTGATAGAGGAGAACAAATAATGAAGGGACA